CGATGTAACCAACTGATGTTGCATTGTCTACATTACCACGACGGATACCTGCTGGTGCAAACCATTCGTATGATTTAGCATCGCTGTTGATGAATGTACGTAACATCATATGACTTGGTGGAACAACAATATAGTTTCCTGTATTGTCATTTGTGTAACCACTTGGATAGAACATAGCCATGTAGTCATCATATGTTACTGCGCCTGTGTCGTTGTTGTCTAATGCTAGGGCGGCATTGCTACCCCAATTTTGTAATGATGTACCATCGCTTGGTAAGCGGAATGGTGTATCACCGATAACGAACGCTGTTTGACCGCGGTCTGTATTTAGAGCAACTAAGTTTCCAATAGCTTCTGGATAACCAGGGCAAGCAATCAAGTTAAACACTAGGCTGTCTGTATCACGTATCGCTGTGTTTGTATCAATTAGAGCTTTTAGAGCCGCTACTACGAAACCGCGTTGTGCATGGCGACCGAATGAACCAGAACCATCATTTTGGTTAGGACTTACAGTTACCCAACGTGCAGTTGCATATGGAGTAGTTGAGTTAGAACCATCCATTGGCTCAGTGTAACGTGGGTTAACACCGTTATTTGCATAGATGTTAATGTAGTTTGCTTCGTAACGTTTTACGTTAAATCCTGAACGACGTAGGTTCCACAAACGTGTACCACGTGGATAACCAGTTGGATCTGGTGCATCTGGATCTAAGAAATTGCTTAACAACATTGTTTGGATTGAAGCCGGTGCTGATGAGTAACCGTTGGTTGACCAACGTGCATCAGCAAATACCCAACCGCTTGGACTTGTGTGATCTGTAACGTCTTGTTGTATCCACTTTAGTAAATTACCATTGTAAACATAAACCACTTGACCATAAGTCTCGATATCTGAACGATTGATCCAGATATCACCATCTGCAAGAGCTGTTACGCCATCGCTTTGTTTTGTTGGTTGACTTGAGCTTACGATAGGACCGTTTGGATCAGTTGCTGGGAATGCTGTTCTATAACCAACCCATGCTGTACCGTTGTTGTACATAATATCAACTTGATCGGTAATTGAATCATACCATAATGTGCCATCCACTGGAGGTGTTACTGGCTCGCTCGGGCTTGCTGTTGTAAACAATGGCGCCCAGTTACTTGCACAAGTTGTAAAACCGTCTGGCTCGTACTGCCCTAATGGATAGTAGTTTGCTGTGTATGCAGTTGTAGGAACATCCATGTTATAAGCAGTAAATCCTAATAGACCTAATACATTGTTTGGATCAAAGAATTTAATATCACCACCAGTTGCGTGTGTGATTGTTACTGTGTCGTCAGCATTGTGTGTTGCTGTGACGTTAGTAAATCCTGCGGCATTAACGGCTGTTACAAAAGCACCTGCCCATGTATCACCTGCGCTTGGTGTTTGAATAGTAACAGTAACACCATTACCATAATTCAACTGACCTGCTAGACTTTCTTTAATCTGTAGAGTTGCACCGTTTACTAAAGTAGCAGGAACACTTAATGCCTTGCTTGAAATAGTAGTTGGACTAACTGCAACACGTTGCTTGATTTCAAAACCTAATGTGATAGGTAAAGTTGTTGTTGTCGATGCTGTACCATTACCGTGATCGTAGTTGGCTTCGACAAACAATGTACCAACTGGAATGTTTACACCACCACCGCTCTTGTCGATGTTATATAATGCGGCCGCTGTGCTTGCATATAATGGAGCCGCAATCTGTGTAAATGATTGTGTCGATGCTGAGTACTGTTTGATTTTCCAACTTGCGCCACTATTTGGACTTGTTGTTTTTAAGTATATAGAACCGTTTGGTGCTGTGCTATAGTTAGGATATTGTGTATGAGGAGCAACAGTCATCTGTGGACCTGTATATGTTCCTGCTGGCACACCTAATGTATTAAGCGTAGTTGCGTTACCTGCAACTACAACGTTACCTGGGTACAAGTCTGTGTATAGTTCTAGTTTACCTGAACTGTTAGCTTTAGCACCAATACCTTTTGTATGTAGTGTGCTGTTGATACTTGCGGCAACGCTTGCTACTGTACTTGCTGTTGTAACAGTAATTGAATTACCGTTAATTGTAATAGCACCTGGCGATGTTGCAAAATTTGGATTACTGTTGATACCAGTTACAGCTGGCCAACTTGTTTGCCATGTTGTTGCTACGAATGTTGAGTTGTTAACATTCGATGTGAATGCTGTTTCACCTGCTGAACCAACTTGAACCCAATTTCCGTTTGTATTTTTATAATACATTGTATTCATATCTAGTCTATCTAATACGACACAATATGAACCTTTGGAACCTAGGCTCGGTTTTGGAGTTTCACCGTCGGCACCTACTGTATTATTTGCACGATTTGAAGCGTCAATAATAATAGGTTGTTTGTTAGCAAATGTACCTGTTGCAGAGTTCCATTCAAATAAACCAAATAGTGTATTTGAACTGTCTAACCAATATGAACCATCTGCGGGAGGACCAGCCGGTGCACTTGATTGGGCTGTTAACTGACTTAGGTCAACGTTAGCACGAACAACGTATGCTTTAGAACTTACACCTAGTAAGCTGTAAGCGGCTTGTAGACCGTATTCGTTAAGTTCACCACCGTTGATTGGATTACCTTGTGTATCTGTATAGAACACAGGAGTTCCGAATTTATCTGTCAAGTCACGTTGACTTGTGATTGTGTATACTTTTCCAACATTAGATGGATCTGTTCCAACTGCTAGGCCTGTATTTGAGGCGTTTGATTTGTTTGCGGCGCTGGCCACAATAACTAGAGGTACTGTACCAGGGGCCGCTGGTGTATAGAAACTCTCATCTATAACTGTTACGCTTACGCCCGGTGATTGTAATGTTTTTGCCATTTACTAACTCTCCCAATAATGGTTTTATCAGAAGTATTTAGTGTGTATTGATAATTTTGCCCATAAATATCTATGAAAAAGGGCACCTAAAAGGGCGGGGTATGATTAGATCTCTATGTAAAACGTGCGGCAAACGACCAGTTGCGGTTAATTATCACAAGGATGGCAAAACATTCTATAGGAGCACGTGCGACCATTGCGCAAGGAGTAGAGATATTGGTCGACCTAAATGGCAAGCCTCGGGCTATAGGTTAAAAGATACTTGCGATAGATGTAGCTATACCAGCAAGTATTTAGAGCAGTTTGATGTTTACTATGTAGATGGTGATCCTAGTAATTGTAGACTGTCTAATTTAAAAACAGTATGCGCTAACTGTCAACGCATACTGCATAAACTCAAGCTACCATGGAAACGGGGAGATCTCCGACCAGATTTTTAACCTGATCGTATAAGTCATCGATGCTACCATTATTGTCTAGTATAGCATCAAAGTCTGTTCCTACCCATGCTGTTTCTGATGCATGGATCCCTGTTTTTTCTAATCTATGTTTACTGGTTGCCCATGTTAAATTACCGTTCGGGCCTTGATTTACACTAACTGCGGCATCGTACCATTCGGGCTCTAGCCCGCGGACTACACGAACAACAATGCCGCCAGCGGCTTTAATTGATTTAATTTCATTAGGAAAACGGCAGTCACTAATGACTATGTCATCTTTCGAGTTGCGTAGTTTATTCTCTAATGCGGCAATCCAAATATCGTCATGGAAGCCTTTGCGACAAACTTCAGTTCCCCAGTATTGTAATACCCAACGTGGTGTTAAATGAGGCATACCTAAACGTTCTGCCCACCACGGATCTACTTGTTCTCGCCATTCGCGGGCTGATTTAGTTCGCCCCTCTAACATTGTACGGTCCCAGCCGAACACTTGAGCAACAGCATCTTTGAGGCTGTTAGCAAAACTTTCTCTTCTAAATTCGTGGAAATTTGTTAGATAGTCGGCAATAGTATCTTTGCCCGACCCAATAAAACCGCACACACCTATAATCATAGTATCCCCCAGTCGATACTATATTTTATTACAACTGTGTTACGAAGTCAACTGTTTTTGGTTAGCCGACTACAAACCACATTGGTTTTTCGCCAGTTTGATAATTTTGGATTTCTATATCTAGTTTTTCAATCATCTGTGCGCCTTCGGTTTTTAATTGAGTACCGTTTAAAGTAGTACCACCTTGTGGGCTGGTAATTTGATTGAACTTTTCACGTGCTTCGCCGAGCATGAGTTTGCAGTTTGCAAGAGTATAATCTTTAACCCATATACCTGCATAGGGGTCATCTAATATAGCAAAATCTGGGCGATAATTATACAACCATAATAGTACAGTTTCCTCGCCACGTGGACGTTGCATGATTGTCAATTTGCGTGTTTGCGGATGATATGTAAATTGAATGTAACTACCGAACATTTTACCGACCATCTTTTGATACTGTGCAAAAGAGTAATAGGTTGCTAAACCGCCCATGTTACTAGACGACAGCAAGTAGGTATTTGTGTAGGCCAAGTTAAATGGCTCAAATAAACTGCCTCCATCACCGCCACCTGTTCTACTACCAATACTTCTACGGAAAACATCACGGACTTCGATAACTTCGTTTCCTAGTATGTATTCATTTTGATCCTGCTCTAATGTCAAATAACCAAAACTTTCTTCTACAGAATTTGCCGAACGCTGTCGGTATTTTGACAGGGCTCTGTCAATTGCTACATTATAGTCTTTTGGTTCTAGTTCAACATCAACCATGCTTGCACCTAAAAATGACTTTACATAGTCAATAATTTGCTGGCGAGCAGGTGTTGTATCGGTTATCGTATTGGGAGTGTTAGCTGTAGTCATATCAATATTTAGCCACTAAATAGTATACTATGCCAAGACTATCCCTTTACCGTCCCGAAAAAGGCAACGATTTTCGCTTTCTAGATCGGGTTATTAACGAACAATTTCAAGTGGGCGGAACTGATATTTTCATCCACAAATACCTGGGCCATGCAGATCCTACAGAGGGAAATGCTACACCAGCGACTCCTAACAATTCTAATCCTATACCAGAATTAGGAATACAGGACGTATTACTCATGGAAAACCGTGATAGACACTACGCACCCGATGTATATATCATGCGTGGAATTTATCAGATGCAAGACTTAGATTTTAATCTAAGCCAATTTGGTCTTTTCTTGAACAATGATAATATCATGTTACACTTCCATCTAAATGGCTGTGTAGAAACACTAGGTCGTAAGATAATGGCAGGCGATGTATTAGAATTGCCCCATTTAAAAGACGAGTATGCATTAGACAGCAGTACCATAGCATTAAAAAGATTCTATGTTGTACAAGATGTTACTCGACCAACTAATGGATTCAGTCAAACTTGGTACCCGCATTTGGTTCGTTGCAAATG